AGTCGGGTAAACTTTGTCCTTTGCTGCTTTATCTCTAAGAACTATATGGTGAACTTTACCCTTTGAAATATATGCGCCCATGTAAAGACATTCATAATCTTCATCATAATATCTATACATTATAGGGGCATTATAATCAATGTGGCTCATTCCTCTTCACCTTCAAAGCATTCATTACAAAAGTCACCATCAATTAATTCATCCCAATCTAAAGGTTTACCACAAATAGTACATTCATAGGTTTTGACTTTTACCATAGAGGGTCTTCAACTCCCGGCATTCCTAATACCCACTGTAACGATTTAACTACACCACGTAAAGCATTGTAATTTCTAACGGCTTCAGCAATATCGGCTCTAGGGTATTGGTTATCCGGGTTGGTCTTATTATGCTCACGCATTTCATTAGCCCAAAGTTCCCATTCACCTCTTAATCGTTTTGCTTCTGTCATCATTTCTCTAACTTGTCTAGTATCTTTCATTTTAATTCCTCATCATGGTTAAGTATTCATTAAACGGTATATCTTTTTCGTCTGATGCCATGTCATTTCTAAGCATATCACAGTATACTATCAGTTCTGAAAATGTAACTAATGATTCTAGTTCCTCGGTTTCTAGTATTTCACATAGTTTATTTTCTAATATTCTACAATGATTACAAATTGGTATTCCTTGTATTCTTGATTTAGTGCCTTCACCACTTGCATTACACAAGTTACACATGTTACTCTTCCTCCAATTCAAGTAGGTCGGCCGTCTGTTCGTCTAATATCATTTGCTGAATTAGTGTATCAATAATAGTCATCTGCCCTAGTATAAATGCTATTTTCTCTTCTGTTGTTTCTATCTTAAGGTCTCTGTGTCTCATGTATTCTTCCATAGAAGAACACCCCACAATGTTCAATAACTGTCTCAATTCATTCTGTAGTGGTTGTACAAATTCTAGTAAATTCATGTTCTTAGCCTCGGTGCTCTTAGTATCATAACATCATCTGTCTTAAACAAAATTGGGTTGCGGGTATTAGTAGCAATAGTTAAGTTACCTTTTAGGAACCTATGGAACGGTCCCGTATATTCAACTACAGCATCTTCACTTACCGCTTCCGAAAGTGTTATCCTTTCTTGGTAGTTTTCATTATTGTCTTCTGATGAAATAATAAGGTGTGTATCTTTAACGTTAATATGATAGATACCACTACCAACCTGTTCGCACATCTTAAGTGCATTACTAAAAGACGCACTACTAGTTTTAATTACTGAACGAAGTGTTGTCCGTTCACTAATACTAATACCGTCTTCGCTTTCTATATCACCGCTAAGGTTTTTCCTACTCCTAAGAATAGTGTCAGCATTTGGGTGACGTGTTAATACGGGGAAAGATGATGTAGTCCCTGTATTTTTATCCATATAGAATTTATTATCCTTTACAGATATTTTAATTGAGCCGCTATTACGCATATACTTTATCGCAACAGACGCGTCAATTACTACATTACTTATCGCTTCAATGTTTGCTGCTGTAATACTGGTCCAAATAAAGGTAGTATTATCTGCATTAGCAAGATGAAGTTTGGTTCCTTCCGTCCATATCATAATTTCATTTCCTAAATAACTGGTTTTAATAGATGGACCAATAGCCCATTTACCTTTACAAACTACAGTTTCTATCGCTCTTTTCAAATCTTTACAATCTACTGTCGTCATATTATCACCTAAAGTGAAGCAGTTTAGTGACTTGCTTAGGTCTGTACAAATCAAAGAGTTCCGTCTTTAATCTGTGGAAGGCCGTGCCATGTGACTTTACCGCCTTCATTTTCCATAATTAGGAATTTCTGTCCTAGGTTTTCTGCATTTGTCTTTGACTTCTTTACTGTAGCATATAACTTTAATGACTTACCGCGTTCTTCACGACTCATCTCTATATACTGAAACAGTTTTGCAGTTGTTGACTTCTCCCAATCTGGCTTAGTTCCTACAATTTCAAACCCATCATGAACTTCTTTCATATGTGTAATGAAGAACTTATGACATTTAAGTTGTAGGGCTGCTTGAAATAGACGCTTATACATAGCATTTCTAGCATACCATTGGGTAGGAACCATCTTGACTTTATCAGCCTGTCTTGGGTCACCACCCTTAATATGATTAAGTCGTGCAATCATATTTGTTGTATCTAACCATGAATCGAGTCCATCAAAGATAATAGCCTTAACCGCTTCTACCTCAACAACTTCATCCTCATATTCAATCTTTCCTGTTTCAATTGCTTCATTAACCATAGCCATAAAGAAGCGTGACATATCTGCCGTCTTCTCATAATCTACAGTCATATCCTCATTATATACATAAGGATTAAAGATAACAACCTTTTCGTCTGAACTCCAATGTTGTCGCCATGTTGGTTCAGCACCTTCATCGTAATCTAATACGAATATCCAATGTGAATCTAATTCATCATCAGAACGACAATCAAGACATGTGCCTGTTTTGCCGTCACCGGGATTACCACTAACTCCACAAACAAGGAATGCTTGTTCTTGTTCTAGAAGATTTTTACGTTGACTCATGGCTCGCATCTTTGCTACCTTGAACGCACTATCTCCTAGATTTTCATTAGCCTTAGTTAAAACAGAACCTGCTGCCTTACCTGATTTACTCCCAATACCCATCAATTCACCACCTTATGATGTGTAGCGTATTGTTCCTTAATTGAATTAAGGTCCTTTTCACTAACCTGACGGGTATACATTTTTCCACTTGTTGTGTGTAGTCGAAGTGAGTATTGGCCTTTATCGTCCTCTAACTCCTTCCACTCTAAACTTTCCACCTTTCCAAAATCAACTACTAACTGATTTAATTTTACAATCATTTGTTTCACCTTTTAATGGTTGGGCTTCGCACCCATTTGACCGTCATTTGCCTACGGTTACACATACTAACATAAAGTTTCCATCTCCTATTGTATATTTCCCTTTAGGGATTACCAATATTCAATACTGTTTTCTTCATCGCTAGATTCAGGGGCTTCTGGATTACCCAAAGCCACTCGCGGCAATACCCCATAAAGATTAATTGAAACTGGGTTCCATTCATCTTCTAGTGCATTTCCATTATCATCCTTCTTTTGTGTTTGATTTGTTCGACCAATAATAATTACGTCTGAACCAACTCCAAAGTCAATGTTTAGATACGAAGGAACCCAAATGGGTGTAGATTCAGGAACATCATCAGATTCAAAACCATAGTTTGCTTCTGCTGATTCAATCCACATTGTCCTATTTCCTGTACGTTCATTTGGAGTAAGGTTCATACTACTAATAATACCATCAGTAATTACCAACTTCATGCCCGGTTCATTACGAATAGAATCATGGTAGTCCTCAATTTCTAATAGGTCAGCAATATATCCGCCCATGTTTTCTACAAGAAGGTCTTCCATTAATAGACCATCTGTATTAACATATTCATCTCCATCGGGGTCCATTACATCATTATATGTTAGGGACTCAAGAGTTTTACCACGAATACCATATACTGCATTTCGTTCTTCATTAAACAATCCGAATAGGTGAACCCATCGGAATGTATCACAAGCGAAGTTCTTAGCAGCATCATTCTTTAGACCTAGAGTCCAATACTGGAAATCACCATCTTCCTTTCGACCAACGAAATGCGCTCTTAGCCTATATTCTTCTGCTGGTAGTGGCTTACCATATCGAGGGTTTACATCTCCACTACCAAATGTCTTGATATTATCAAGTGGGACAATCCACTTAGAATCACCTTCTGTCCCAACTTCCATAGCGGAATTAGGGACTTCGGGGATATTCTTTGTATCAACATCACCATTTACGATTTGTGACTTTTCAAATACACCAGCAGATACTTCTGTAATTTCAGCAATATCTCCTGCGTTGAAAACCTCACTAGGGTTTGCATTATATCGAGACATAATATTACGTCGTCGCCAATCTTGCACATCCCTTGCTTGTTCAACACCAACTAGGAAACCAAAACCTTGATTCCCAAAGGTGCTTTTACTACTAGATGACTTAGAGCGTAAAGCCCCACGAACAAAATTACGCGTTAATGTTAGCGCAATCATGCCGGAGCGAGGCTGCTCCATATCTAGGTTGTTCTGTGTAGCAATTTCATTATACTTTGCTACAATTTGTTCTTCATTCATACTAACTCTGTTACCTAATGCTTTCAATTCTTCTAATACTCGTTCTTGCATTGCATTCACTTCCGTTTTTTTCTACTTAAGTCAAAGACCCTTGATGGGCCTCTGTCCACTGTTTTCTTAACGATGAGAGGGTATATGAACCCCTCTCAACTATATACCTATCATTTTGTAGACATACTGGTTTTATTCTTCCTCAGTATGCAAACGATAGATGATACCATACCTACTTTTACGAATCGCTTCGTATTTCTTTTGTGCTTTAAGGTAGTGGCAAATCTTCCGATGTTCGGGAACATAGATGGTTGATTTGTTACCTGTATCAAACCATCTATTCATTATTTCATCAAGAACCTGTCTTGCTGTTCTTTCTCTTCCATCTTCCATAACCATGTCTATATATCGTTCTGAATGCTGTCGTCTTCCCACGACAAGCCCTCCTTAATATAAACTTCTTTAGGTGTTAAATTATCATTATAGTAATCTCTTAACACTTTATATCTAATTTTATTTTCTCTCTTTTTGGGAATATAACCTATCCATTTATTAAATGAATAACCACACCCCTTTCTTATTTCATCCATTGAATGTTCTCCTAGTAAGTGGGAGAGAGATACGATACACAATAACCACTTTTATCGTTTCTCTCTGCCCACAAAATAATAATAACTCATTATTAATATAGTTATTGTTAATCATACTTCTTTAGCATCACGAATCATCCACTTAAGGTCTTCAATACCTTCGGCTGTTTTGTGAGCATCTTCCTTAACTTCAGTTAAGAAATTCTTCAATAATACCCAATGGTGTTCATTACCCTTTGGGAAAACGTCAGGGATTTCTTCCCAAAGTTCTATTAGATTAAACAATGACTCTCTCTTAGTTATAGCCAACACAGTTCCAGTGTTAGCGTTTTGAATACCACATTCAATTTCATACTGAGCGAGAGTATTCTGTAATTGGTTTAAGAATTCATTTCTTCCTCTTAGAAGAACTTGAGTTCTAATAACCGTTTTATTCTCTTCACCGTATATAGCGGTAAAGGGCTTTCCTAAACACATAAATATTCCTTTTAATTCATCTTTTGTATACATTTATACACCGCCGTAATTTTCGGCTTGTTCATCTACATGGTCATGGTATTTTTCATGACCTAGTAGAAATAGTCCTGCATCTTTTTTATTACCAATAAAGGCTTCTAAGCATATGGGGCAGGTTACTTTAACCATTTCTGCTTCGAAAAATATACCTATATCAGTGGCATAAGTAATGATATCGCCTTCAACAAAAATGTTTCTTGGCGCGTAGTCCTCCCACATATCATCGTCCATATCTAAATATACTACTTGGTAAGGTTGATTATAAATCCTCTTATCGTTCATAGTTACCGACACCAAGATGAAACATATAATAATCTAAGGCTCTGTATACACAATCATAACAGTATGAGATGCCGTCACCCCGCATATTATGAATCATGCTTTCACCTACTTGGTTACATATTTTACATTTACCTTGTATATTGCTCATTCCTCTTCCCCAAATAGTTCCCAATGTCGTAATGTATTTTCATTAAGAGTGAACATACTTCCGTCATCTTTGTATTTAAGTTTGTATATACTCATAGGTTGCCCTCGCATATATATCCAAGAATGTAATATAACTTGAGCAATTCTTCCTGTATGTGTATTTTGTATAATATCACTTATCTTTAAGTTCTTCAACATCTTCTAGTCCCCAGTGTTTCTTTAACATGTCTCCTGTATTTGTATTCCACCATCCGGGGTGTTGTAAATACCATCTGATATTTTCTTGCTTAATTTTTTCTTGCTGCTTGGCAACATATTCTTTATTCTCTTTTGTAATTTTTGGCTTGTTAAATTTAATGTCTTTGGGTATCATTTTAAACCACTCCCATATTTTTATTGCTAATAGCAATTATCCAATCAACTCCTTAACTGACTTGAACTCACTAGGCACATCTTTATCGGTGCGGAGCCTAATAAACCTCGGGAATCTAAGTCCTATATTTCCATCTTGGTCTTGAGTTACAATATCAGCATGCACTTCCATTATAGTGACTGGGTTATCATTATGATATTCATGAACCATTTCTAAATCCAAATCAGTGAAACCAGTTCCCACGGAACCCACTGGTGTAAGTTGCCCATCAATTTTAACACCTATAAGATATGAACCGTAAAGTCCGGCCCTTTTACCTGAACCCATTGTAGCATCAATTATTTCACAATCCAAATCTACTAGAGCAGGCTTGTGTTTTAACCATGAACGCTTACCCGGTTCATATACTTGGTTAGCCCCTTTAAGGACTAAACCTTCATAGCCAGCCTTGATTGCTTTATCGTAGGCGGCTCGGATTTCCTCTTCACCATTAACGATTTCAGTATCTGTAATGTTGACATTTGGAAAGTGCATACGGATAGTATCTAGTCGATTACCATATCCAAAACTATACGTGTCTTGCTTATTGAAGGTGAGAATATCAAATATGATTGCCTTAACCGCTACACGGTTACGCACCTCTGGTGTCTTACCATGAATACGTGGCATAATCTCCTTGAACTCAAGAACATCTCCTTGCTCATTAACAGGAACAATTTCACCATCTAGGATAAACTCATCATATTGTTCACCCCAAGATTCAACATCAAGGTCTGCGAACTTCTCTGTAATATCTACACCCTTGCGGTTAAAGATACATACATGACCGTTTTCATCCCTATGAAACTGAGCACGAATACCATCATACTTAACATCAGCATAAAAAGTCCCTCGCAGGTTCTTTGCTGTTTTTGCTAGTTGTGGTTTAACGTAACTGCCCGGCTCTGGAACCAATAGTTCTCCTACACCATTACCTTGACACACTTCATCAATAATAATATTTAGATTATTAAACTTAAGTGCCGTCTTAAAATCTCCTGATGGGATAAGATACTTCTTTTGCAGGGATTTTTTAGTTACATTATCACCTGCACCGTTTCTCTTTTGGTTTATTACAACTGCTGTATACCACTTCTTTTCTAGTTTACCCATATTACTGAAACGTTCCATGAATAGTTGCCTAGCGGTAACTATATCTTCTGCAATAGAAAGTGGGTGAAACGCATCATATAAACAATAGTCAATAGAATCACCGGCATTAGTTCCAAACTCTTCAAGTAGTTCGGGAACTCCACCAAAATCATCTACTAAATCCTGTAGGCCTTCATCATCTAATCCTAGATGTGTAGCAATATGTGGTAAAAGGTTCTTTGCTCCTAAACCCACATTACTAAACTTATCTGTTAGTGTGTGGTAGAACATAGACCAGTCCTTTGATAAATCATTATCAGCAACAATACTGTTAATAATTTGTGTTGGGGTCATATCGAGATATGATTCCATCTTTTGTGCAAAATCACTCATCAACATTTGTTTCATCCCCCATAGTTTTTAGGGCATCATTATAGTATACCCATGCTAAACTAACATGGTTTGCAGTTATTCTTTCACTGTCTGTTTTAGTATAATTTAATATACTTTTAATAAATTCTTCCATAAATTCTTGTGTGCGATGAGCAATTGCTTCTCGCGCTTCTGCCTTAAACTGCCTATCGGGAATACACCCGGCAATAATTCTCTTTACTTCTCTTTCGCTAACCATTTTTCCATCTCCTTTTTGTTATAAAAATACTTTAATATTTTATTGTTTAAATCTGTAATAATAAATACTACTCCCATTATGCTATTTACAGAAATCACTTGCTTTTGCCCCTGAACCTTGTAGGTTTCTACCGTTGGTGTAATACCATACAGCCGACTACTTTCAAATGATACCCGTTGAGCATTGTCTTTTATCCATTTAATGATATGAGGTTCTTGAACCTCGACCCACATAGGACCATCAAGTTCCAATTCTCCGGTAAGATTGCATACATTACATTCTTTACCATCACAGATTGGGCACTTGATACTTAAGACGTTAACTGGGAATCTAATAGTATTTACTCTTCCTCTATGTCCAGACATATTGCTTCCGTCCTGTATAGCATATCTCCTTCACTTTGATTGTTTTCCCATCTCATAGATTGCTTATCACCTAAGACAATTGCTTCCATAAGAATAGGTCTTTGTGTATTGATTGTTCTCCAATCCGTTCCACTAAAATATGCTTGCCCGAAAGGATGTGTATGAATCCAACACTTGATTGGAATCCTCATACCTGCTACATTTTCATCTGTGTAATCGACAAATACCCCTGTCCCTTTACTAATATACAACTTATTATTACCATCTACTATTACACTTACCTCTAATCCCGGTAAGACCTTTGTTGATACGTACCATATTTCATCTAAGAACCGTTGGTTATATTGTGTTTGTCCATATTGGTTAAACACCTTAACAATAACTTGCTTCCAGTGTTCCCATTCTTTGTTCGTAATTTCTTTCTTTTGTTCATTGAGTTGCATTTAATCACTCCTATATTTTTTACAGTGGGGACAATTATCCTCACTTTTATTTTGGGCTAATCCATATCCACATTTAGTGCAATTTTTCTTAGCCATTATTCTTCCTCTCCTTCAAAAACAAATCCAAAGGACTCTAATTGTGTTTGGGACCAATCATGAGAACCAAACAGTAAATCCCATACCTTATCTAATAGTTCATCATTTTTATCATGAGTTGCCCTAATAATACAGTTAAGAATCTTAACTGACATTTCATACCTCTTGTTCAAAGGTTCCACCTCCACAGTTACTACATTCGTGTTCACTAGTGGTTAAATCTAAATGTAGGTAAAACCCACATACTCCGCATTGTTTTTCATCTTCCATGTTATCACCCATTATATGTTGCGTGTTTCTTCACGTCTTCACCGTTAAACCAACGTTGAACCCATTGTGCGCCATAACCTGCTGCTACTACTTGCATAAAATGAACGCCTGTAGCATCTCCTTCCCATGAATCACCTTGACATGAAAATGAACCATCAGGTCCAGCAGTAAACGATGAATATAATTCAGGTCTTTCTAGTGATGAGATAAGAGCAGCATTTCTACCTTGTGCTCTAAGGTCTAACCACTTAATACCATCTGAACTGTATAGTGTTCGTCTAACCGCAAGATTGTCTGCACAACAAATAACTAGGTCGAAACCCTTTACTTGCTTTGCAGTTAGAACCTTGTATGGTTCTCCCTTTACAGTAGAGTATCTCTTATCCATAACATCAACCTTATGCTTTTCAACATCGTCTTCATCGAAGTTCTGATACGTTAGATTCTTTGTTTCGACTGTATCGGGGTCGAATGCTGTAATATCATACAGCCCCGTTTTATCCAGTAGGGGTATTAGGAAACTCCCAATACCACCAGCACCTATAATCATAATCTTTCTCTTCTTATTCTTTCTAGCCATTTCTAATCACCTTTAAATGTCTTTTCAAGCGTTGGAGGCTAACCCCCATTTTTTCACAGACCCGCGCTTGAGTCAAATCTGAATATTCGTAAAGAATAGCAGCATACAAGCCGCGTGTAACCGTGTAACGTTCTTCCATTTCTGTTAGGAACTTTTTTCCTGCTTCGGATAGTTCGTTACCAACAACTATTATTGGTCTAACATCAAACTCCTCAGCATTGTTTTCACGATAAAAGAAATGCTTAACCTTCTTTACATTGTTAAACACTTTATTTTTATTAACACCTATAAACGCACACATTTTATGAATGTTATACTCGGCGTTAGATTTTTGTAATACGTAATATGCTACGGTTGTAAACCTAATATTCTGTTCCATGTTTCTAAAGAACAAATGTTTATTTAATGTATTATATACTTTAATACATTCATTTCTGTAATCTTGCAAATCGAATTCATTCAATAATATATCAAGGGGTGCAAAATCACGATTTGTATTTGCGTGTAGATTTTGTGTCTTTTCAGTACGTATTGTAAATATTCGTGATACTGCAAGCAACCCACAATCTTCACACTCGTATAGGTTTACGATAGGAACATACTTTAAATTTGTAGAGTCACAATTTTCACATGGCATCCCACTTGAACCGCCCTGCTAACTTTTCGTCCTCTTCTATATTACTAAGATACCGTCTTACAGTACTAACATACGAACCTAGAACATTATCATTCATTACAGCCATAGCGCGAGCAGCGTATTGGTCTCCTTTAGCCGCACCACTCATCATATTATCAATACAGATTGGGCCTACTAAACCAGTTCCCTTTTCAACCTTTAGTTTGTTTGACTTTACTAAATCCGTATTATTGTTGCCTGCTTGTAACATATATGTTGATACATCTTGAATACCCTGCTTCATACCATTGTCTGCAATAATCCAATCCGTTAACTTACCACGTATTGCTAGGGCCAACTCAGCCTTCTCATGTCTAGGACTCTTGAACTTAATCAGTTTAACCTGCTTATAGTTCTTAGCCATATCTTGTAGTAGTTCCATAGCACGTTTCTCTACATTTTCTGCTTGGCGGTTTTGCATAACGAACGCCTTAATAACCGCTATTTGTGCATCGGATGCTTTTTTGCCACTGAGAACATATACTAGTTCTTCAGGACTAATAGCATAATACCTACCTCGCCTGTCATCCTTGAGATAACTATTAACAAACTGCTTTAGATGCTTCAAGGATATATCATACCAAAAAGCATTATTTAGTTCTAATGCAAAGTCCTCCGGCCCTACTTGAGCAACGTTTAACCTACATTCACGAATATCGCCATCATCGTCAATAAACTTATATGGCACTCGGTTCTCAAGAACATAACTTAGTTCCATAGGCATTTTGATACAACGTTCCATATAGTCACGTAGTTGTTTTTGCCCTTCCTTTGAAATTTCTGTATACACTGACCTCATTAGGGTTCTAGTTATTACATTTATTATATCCCCAAAATTATGGGTAATCATATTTAGTGAGTATCTTCGATTGTCCTTACGAAGTAACATCTTGAAACCCTTTACATCTATTAGGCAAGCACCATCTTCTTTGGCCGCTCTACCTATAGTTGAATTTACAACATTTTTTACTGCTAGAAATATCGGGTCTTCCCCACGCTCATTTCTTCGGTGTCTGCTAGGATAAACGGTGTATTCACCATCTACTCCCCCTACTATGATATTAGTGTATGTATTATAATCACTAGGACTTCTAATCCTAATATTCATTATACATTTTCCTCCATTTGTATCTGTTCTAGTAGAACTCCATCACATAATTCGTTTAACTTATCAGCAAGGCTTTCGCAAATACCGGGAATTGTTTTCCTTTGTAGGCCCAACCATACCTTATGATGTAAGTTCATCACTACTATAGGTATAAGTTCTTCATCATCATACTTGATAATTACTGGTGGTAGTTCTTCATCATTTACCATTCTGAATTCTACTGTCTTCCTAGTTCTTGGGGCCATATTCATTCCTTCACTTCCGGCTTTGGTCCTGTCTTGATAACCTGACGGCTAACAATTACGTGAGGGAACTTCTCAATTAGAATGGGCATAATCTCATTCCAATCTACCTTTTCATCATACTGCTTTGTCCAAACACTTCCGTTTGTCTTTAGCGACGTTAGGCGATATACTACCTTCTCGTTCGTTGTTGCGCCCATATCACCTAATAGGGATAGGCTGTCTGCATCAATCTTCATTCCTGCGTTTTGCATTTTCATCATTTCTTCCATATTCATTTTTTTCACTTCCATTGTGTTTACCGGCTTAAATATCACACGACCCGCCAGCACAAGCGGGAGAACCGCTTAGGTCAGTGTTATCCTCAGATTCATATACTTGTGTTAAATCAACACTAGTAAGTGACTCCATCATCTCACGATATTTGAGGACATTCGTGGACTCAAATGGAGCCTGTATATATGTTCCACCATCATAAGGTAGAACAGATAAACCATTGTAGAACTTTCTATTATTCCACATCCAGTTTCCAACATCTTCCCATTCGTCTTCACGAATAGATACTGTTGCTGAAACATTGTGGGTATTCATCCCGTCATTATGACCGGTTCTTACCCAATTTTCTGCGAACCACTTTACTCTTTCTAACAAAGAGATAGCAGGTTCAGTTCTAAGTGTTGCACCATCAGGTGCGCGTTGGGGAATACCAATTACCGCTTCTAAGTGCGGTTTAAAGTGGTCATCCTCAATTAATTCTGGGTGATTATTCACCAAATAACTGTATATTGCCTCGGTCTTTCCTACTCTAACACGACGAACATAATGTTTATCGTGCCAAGCATGAATACCAGAACTAGTTCCTAAAACTAGAGAAGTAGTTCCTGCAGGTTTAATACAAGTTGTTCTTGCTGCTATATTAATTCCGATTTTTTCAGCATATAACTTATTAGTTGCTCGGACTAAATTGGCAGCGTATTCTAAATCTAAGCCTTTAACAGCATTAGACGCTATTCCAGTCATAGATACTCCAAGTAGAGCATCCTTTTCTGTTGTTTGCTTCCATATATCTCTAAGATAGTGGAAATCTGTATATCCTGCCTGTAAAGTTCCTAAGAACGCGGCATTGGCTACTCTTGAATTTAGGTCAGTTTGGTCCTTTACATCAGAAACATTCACTTCTGTAAGGTTACAGAACTGATAAGGTCTTAATGCAATCTCACAACATGGGTTAGTTCCCCAATCCTTATCATGAGATAAATAGATTCCCGGTTCTCCTGAACCTGAATCTTTAATGCGTTGCCAAAGACCCATAAACATAGCCTTTCGTAATCTACTACGAATTAATACAGCAGAGTTATTAGCCCTACCGCGTTGTGGGTTTTGTTCCCACCATGCTCCTGATTTACAGGAAATCATATCATCATCATCAGCACTGAATAAACTAATCAATGCTGCCCTACGAATACCACCTGCTAATACTGAATCAGCAATATAACACATAATATCATGTGCTTCTAGAGTAGTAAGTTTTGAACCGTGCTCTTTCTCAGTTAAAATATTTTCAATCTTCACCAAGCATTCTCTAAGTGGTGTTGGTCCCGGTGCGCGACCTCCTGATGTTTTAAGTAGAGTTCCCTTTGCCCGAATATCTGAGTAATCAAATACGGGGGTTGTTTTGTAGTTGCCAAAATATGACTTCATTAATACTTTTACTGCATCGGCCCACCCTTCAATTGAGTCACCAATGAGATACCTCCGGGTTCTCTTATTATTAGGTTTAACTATCTCAGGTAGTTGTTCGATATGGTGCTTCTGCACGGAATATCCTACACCTGTTCCACCAAGTAATAAGAACATTGCCTCCCAAAAGGAATCAATAGAATCAATTGGTAGGTAGGCGCAGTTGTAAACTCTGTTCGGACTCACCTCAATTGGCTTACCGGCAAATTGCATACTTCGCATTGAGGGCAATATCTTTTTTGTTACTACATAATCATTGTAGCAGTGCTGTATCTCCTCCTTTAAATGCGGGTACTTTTTAATATGCATCTGCATATTACGGTCACATATCTCTGACCATGTTTCTCTCCTAAATTCCGTTGGCTCAAACTTTGCATATTTCATATGCACTATTATATCACTTAATATTTCTTGACTTATATCCATCAACACACCTTCATTAAATTGTCTATCTCACGAAGATAATCTCCGTTTTGTACAAGAACCCAAGACCGGACTTCAATCCATTCAAATTCATTCCAGTCCTTTAGTGCTTCCCACCCATATGAATTTATGAGGTTCCACATACTATTGTATTCTTGTTTCTTATAGGCAACTTTGAGGTCTCCACAACTAATTAATTCTTTGTTCCGTATACCTCTTCCTAGCACTATTCCCTCGTCGTAAAAGTTGGGATTTAATAGCACTAAGTCGCTATCATTGAAACGGGGATGAAACTCATAAAGGTTTCTACCGCCCAAAGGTTTTAACTTCATAATCTGTAGTATTCTATCCAAGATATAGTCATATGTAATATCGTCGGATAGGTGTCCTAACCCTAGTTCTTCTAAATCTTCATTTTCCATATATTTTCTCCCTAAATAATTGGTCGGGCGTTGGAAACCATTCAGGTCGCCCATTACGCCAAGTAGCAAATCGCCACTTATCTATTCTGTAATATTCCTTATATGCTTCTATAGTACATGGGAATAATTCTTCATCCAACAAATGTGGATAAATGTCTTTTTTAATTGCTCTAGCGAAAGGAGTAAGACCTTCGTTATCAAACTCAGCATTTTGCAGCCATTTTGATACATCTTTATCAATCTCTCGCATAAGACGTTCTACTTTGTGTTGTTTCTTATAACGACCTGTATATTCGTCGCATAATGCCCAAGTATTATCCCACAACCATTGAAAGTTTTCTCTTGATTGTCTACCCCATACTGTAGATGGGTGAATAGCCATACCGCGTGAAAGTTTCTTCCAAACAATTTTGTCCGCAGGAAATCCTAACTCATGTAAATTATGTGAAATCATTTGAAATCCCTCTGTTGGCATCTTGACTACGTGTTTATCACAACATAAACTAGCCGCTTGCATTGGGTCTTCATGTAAAAAGAATATATTCATTCTTCCTCACCACCCGTTTTAGCATATTTGTGACTCATTTGTTCTCGACGTAATTGTCTATCATACATTTCATATTCTTCTTCATTCATTCTTCTTCATCCTCCTCTTTTATGTTTAAGTGTGATATAATTTGGTCTACGAGGTCGGCCTGACTATTGATAACATCCATAATCCATTTAGTATGACCAATAAAGAAAGCAAATAAAACCACAAGATTAATTACTATATATTCATAATCCATTGTTACACTTCCTACAGGAACCGATACGATACCAATTACCGCACTTATCACATTGACTGGGTATTGCTCCACACATTATCCCATCCTCCTAGAACACGGCATACAGAACTTCTCAGAGTATGAGAATACTGGATTCATGCAATTTTTATTCTTGCACAGTTTCATTCTGTAATCTCCCATTGTCCGTCGTCGTATACTATACTTGCATTAAGTAGGTCAATATTCTCGAAATACATTCTAGGCGACCATCTAAAATTGTGTGCTCTTTGCATAGCACCAAATTGACGTTCTAACCATTCAATATACTCAAGGATAACCATTCCATCAGTAATAACACTAGCCGGGTAAGGCCAAGTGCAAGAAGTATTAGTACAAATACCATCTCCATCTTCATCTCTTTTAGTTTCCCATGCACATCTAGGACATTTATTCATAATTTCGCCTCCATACTGTTAATCTTGCTACGTTATCCACGTCTGTCTTCCAACCTTTAAGATACATTCTTAGGAATTGACCAAATCGCACCTTGTTAGTTCTCAACTTCAAAGTGTGAACTTTAGCACTACCTGCATTTCCACAGTGTTTAGCATACAATTTCTCATATGTATCGCACACTTCTTTCATTATTTCATCAGAAGACAGCATTTCTTCCCTGTCTTCAGCAACTGTTAATACAGCCTTTCTCATTAATTCTCTATTTGTCTTTTTTCCTGCCATTATAAAACACTCCTGCTCAATTTATGTGACTTTTCGTCAGAATATTTCTTTTCAAATCGAAAAAGTCGGTAAAGTTCTCGCCTACGGAGTTCTTTACTGATAATTCTGTCAAGATATTCTTTTTTATACATTCTGAGGTCATTATTATTCGCATAATCTCTCAAAGTATGGTGTTTAGGCAAACTTTGCAAGTATTCTGTATTACTTATGTGTTTATGCATCATTCTTCCTCCATTACGTATGGTGACTTCATAAAAGGTACTTTTACCCATGTGAGACCTAACGGTTTTACCTTTCGGGCAATTTCCATTACCGTTTTATCAGTTAATTTCAGATTTGCTACGTCAAATGCTTGATAAACAGTCATAAAACTGTCATCCTTTAGATGATAAATTGATTTACTCATCTTTTCACCAACAGTTTCATTTCCTGTCTGCATACACTTATCGTATTCCTCAAAGTAATAGTTACCACTACGGTAACGAATATAAAAGTCGTTACCATTACTTAGTCGTCCTTCAATCTGTGTCGGCTCTGCAACACTAGTTATTCTAAATTTTACAATTTCTTTCTCATTCATATTTATTCCTCTTGTTTTGGTAGTTTACAGAGATACCAACTCTAAGTATTAGGTGGGTCTAGTGGGATTTGAACCCACGACCAACGGGTTAAAAGCCCGTCGCGCTACCTTACTGCGCCATAGACCCAAAAGATGCTGAATCCGGGATTTGAACCCGGGTCCACGGAATGAAAACCCGCGATGATGGACCTAACTACACCAATTCAGCGTTTTGAATATTAAGTGCTGGAAGTAGGATTCGAACCTACGAAGCATTTTGCAGTGGAACTTAAGCCCACCCCCTTTGGCCACTCGGGTATTCCAGCGTTAATATGGTTTTTACAAGGAACCAAATAACCTTACTTGCGTAACTGTTTCTTTACCCACAAAACAATTCTATGCCCTGTCACGAACACCATAAAATATAACGCCAACTCTATAAGCAGTGCAACAATAAATGCTTCATCAGCCACGCAAGATTCTAACCCTACTATATTAGTACAAACTTCAATGTAGGGCATACACCATTCAATATTAAACTCATGTTTAAACTTTCACTTCGGAGTCACTAGACCACAAAGTTCCCCATTCTACATTGTATTGCTTACAATACAAACGTAGGGTTTCCCAGTCCTCGTCCATTTCTATTCTATTATCTTCAGTCAGTGCTGGCATTACAACATTGACAAAATCATCTAATAAGTATTGAGCGTCATCATCGGTTAGCCCACTGGCTATTACACTTTCAAATTGTCTAAGAAACCCACCGATAAGACCATGCTCATCTATAATTCTATTTGCTTGTCGGATTGACTTCCGCAAGTAGCGTCTATATTTTAGACCTTCCCAAGCATCCACAGTCATAGCCTTAACTATGTCTATAAATATACCAAACACTTACTCACCCTTGAACTTAGCAAATCGCTTCAAATACATGAATGTAAACATATGCTTCCTAAACTTTTTCGTTGTGGCATGCATATTACCTTTCATCCAAGTATTCATTCTTGAAACTTTAACTTCATCGTTTGGTACGCCTAGTTTAGGTATGAATGTACCTTTCTTGTTTACTATCGGTTCACCATTTTTATCCCTATATACTATAAGTTCACCATTATCATCCCAGATGCGTTCGGTTCCACTTTCTAATTTATTTATCTTATCTGATATCTGTTGTGGCGCATTTTCAGGCCCAACATTCCTTTTCAGTTTATAATCATATCTAGTATAGAATTCACTACCAATATCTGTATTTAATAGAAAATCCTTATATCCTTCCCAATCATTCTTCTTTCTCCATGTCATTTTTTATATCTCCTTATATTATGTGATATGTATATGTCTACCGCTGTAGTAGACAGTAATTCTGTCGGTTTTGATTCGCAGACCAACACAACTGCGCCAAAATGTCTAAGTTTTAGTTATTAGCACCCACCGACAATTGCCTGTGTGAGTACGATTTCGTTAACATCATTGAAGTTAACATTCGCAATTTCTTCGCGGCTGACTAGTTCGCCATCCACGTAAGCCCAATGCGTTGGGTGTTCAATAATTTGTTCAAGTGCGCCTTCTGCGCTCATCATAAGTTCCGTGTGTCCTGTCTCATTTAAAATTGTTACCTTTACCATTTCTTTCACCTTGTTGTTTGGCCCTCTCGGGCAATTTATACTACGCTTAGGTGGTATATAACCATCACGCTGTATTGTATTTTAGACATTTTGATATACTTTTTTCTCATTCATTCTGTTCGCTATTTTTTGTATTCAGCAATATCCTTCGGGTCGAAGACCTTCCAGAATTGCATCTCTCTATCTTCCATGATGTAAATATCGCCAAAATCCATCGCTTTATCTCCATCATCCATGTATCTTGCTTCTCCTACTTCGTAGGTCCACTTATCCCAATCCTGTATTACTCTCTTGACTATTGCCAATCGCTTAGTGCGAATATGAACTAATACATCCCCTCGTTTTGCAATAGGGTCTTTTGACGGCTTTGGGGGTTTTCTAGGAGTATGTCTCATATTGTTCTACCTCTATAATCTGCCCAGCGTCTTGCAGTTATTTCTGCTTCAGCATCAAGATACCAATGTCTAAAGAATATAGACATTATGATATTACCTATAGCCATCATGAAAAACCACTGATTAAAATAAGATAGAATCGACAAAGTTATTCCCAGAAACAAATTAATTCTAGATAATATATTCATAGTATCCCGGAAAGCCAACACATCTATGTCGCGCTTATTTTCCAAGTATTCACTAACTAATCCCATGTATTTCTACCTCGCTATGTTTACTGTTACCACAAGGACAAGTATCTAACCTGTATAGTTTATCCCCTAGTATATTGTATGTAGAAACAAACGCCTTACCACAATCACAATATAGATGCGATACATCAAACTCTGCAGGAACTCCTTCCATATAATATATTATACAAGTTACCCCTACTATTAATGAAATGCTTTGCCAAATATCAAAAGTGTCAGGGTATACACTCTGAGTATAAACTACCCAAAGTATGCAGATAGCCCCAACCACTATCAAATATGGTTGTACTATACGTCTTATAGTTAGTCCCATAAATCTTCACTGTTCCTCTTTGCCACTAACCATAGAACACAATATCCTGCCAAGTCGAGAAATATATCCTCATCTTTTTCTATTGCATCATGTCCCATCGCCAATCTTGAAATCTTATCATCCATTCGGACTCGTATCAATTCCTCAGCACTTCCATTCGCAAATATCCCAACAGGGTTCAATGCTGAATCTCCATACTGTTCATTTTTCAGAACCAAAAGTTCTGTCAATTCTTTCATCACTTTCTTAATCTTCCTAGTTGTATCTTCTGTGTCTGTCATTTAATCACCAAATTGCATACCTATGTATATCTTTTCTTTTTCATTCTGCACAAGAAACCACTTTTCCTACACATTTTGCACACTATTCCTATGTGAGAAATCAATATGTGCAAGAAATCTGGATTTTCCAGTGCATTTTGTAACTATTCCTATTTTCCTACTTTTCCTATGGGGTCACACCCATATACACATATAGGCCCATATATCTATAACAAAAT